CGGTTTGTAGCCAACTACCTGCTTCTACCTGTATCTCACGACCATCTTTGTTGCATTTAACAATCTTAGATCCATCGTTTGATACAAAGTACCTTACAATCTTCTGAAGTCTTTTTAAAGTTAGATTACCTTGATCTATATTACGCTCTTCATAATACCAACCACCTTTGGCTTTTACACCAGCACAGTAGTCTTGGATAGTTTGATTTTGAGCTAAGAAATCTTCAGGTTTAATACCATTAACAAAGTAAGCATAGATAGCCTTAGGTATAATGAGAAAGCTTTTATTCTTGTGGAAGACAGCAACCTTTTTCTTGTCAAGGTCTTCCCACTCAAACGCTCCCTTACATTTTACTTTGTCTTTTGTATTTACAGCTATGTAGTTATTTACATCCCTGATGATCATTTTCTTGTATTGATCATAGTTATATTCTCCCAGATTGTACAGATATCTAAATACTTAGATACTGCAGCTGTTGGAATCATAGTCTCTAGACCATCTGTGTTCTGCATCAGAGGTATAGCCTCTGGAATCTGTTCACAGATCATCTCATAGAGCATACTTAGACTAAGCTGACCGTTGATAGTGATCTGCATTGTCATACGAGGATCATACAGGAATGAGTTTTCATCACCTGTTAATCCGTAAGTAGAATTCAGGATTAGTTTATAAACATAGTTCTTTGGATCTGTTTTAGGAATTTTCTTCCTTTCTTCAAAGAACCATTCATAAAGCTCACCAAACTCTTTTTTAGGAAGATGGGCAGGATGAAACCCGTTTTTGATAGCAAGGTTAGGATAAAAGCTAGTAACATCTGATGTCATTATAGTCCAACCAGACTTGGCTTCATATACACCAGCAGTTGTTGCACCATGGATACCGCCCAGACCGTAGTCTGTACGTACTCCTCTATACATAACACTGTGTTTGAAACCATCTTTTGTAGATGTGATAACTTTCTTTCTGAAGTATTCTAGTACAGACTGAAACTCAGGAGTCTGAAACTTGATGTAAGGAAGTATACATTCAGCAAGAATGATATAGTCCCTTGGAGATCTCAGACTTTTAATATCAGCTTTGGCCCATCCAATCTTCTGACTCAAGAAGTGAAGAAACAGTTCCTTAGATATTCTTGGCTCAGAAGCATTGTATAAATAAATACCATACTCTCTAGTCAGGGTTTGTCTAAGCGTGATCTGTTCTTTACTATGTTCTAAGATCATCTTAGTAGATAGTACGTCATTGATACAATACTTGACAACAAGCTTAAGCTGATCTTCAGTTGTGATAGGCTCATAATGTGGATGAGGCATCTCTTCTACATTCTCCCAGTCCATAGAGTACTGTATCCATTTAAGACTACTCATCTTGGCACGATTGTCCCAGTGATTTAGTTTAAATAGATCAATCTGCTTGATCTGAAGTTTGTGTGGAGCGTAATCCTGAAACTCATTCTTTTCAGACTTCCCTATAACTTTTTGAGCATACTTATGTATCTCACTGACAAGATCAGCGGTACTAAGCTTTTCAAATTTTACATGATTATCTAAAAGATGCTGAGTTATCTGAGCGTCAAATGCTAGACCATTATATGAAATATGGTACTGCTTATTTTTGACACAACTCTTGAGAAAGTTTATAAACTTTGTAAAGTCATTACGTTGATCATGTATTACAAAGATGTGTTTTACACCATCGTCTTTATAGTGCTGGAAGACTGCTACAAAACAGTTAACTAGGGTTTCATAGTCCATAACCCAGTGTGTCTGTTGGTCACTCATATCGTTATTGTTCAGTTAAGCTGTCCCCCCTTTTAACAAAGCTAAAAAAAGGCAGTTACTTGACTGCCTTTTTAGTTGGTTTTGGTCTCACAGGACTGTCCTTAGACAGTAACTATTTGCGATGGTTGTGCAGCTGCTGCTTCCATATATTGTTTGAAGTCAAACTTGTCAGCATTAACAGCAAAACCTTTAACGATCTGTTCTATTTCTTCTGGGTTCTCAATATAATACTCGTAATAAGTTTCTATTGTCTTACGCTCTTCCGCGTAATCTTTCCCATTTGCTCTTTTACCAATCTTCAAAGTTTGTACGTCTCCAAGTTCAGTAACTTTTGGGAGCATATGGAAACTTTGTTTCTTTTCTTTTCCTACAAGGGCTAATACTTTTCCATCTCTGTCAAAGATAGCCTCATTGAAAGGACAGTCATTAGTAACTGGAATCATTTTAAAAGTCTTATTGTTACCCCAGCTACCGGTAACGAGCATCATTGAATTGTTCATACTATATTTTAAAGTTAGTTTATACAAATTTATAAAGATTTACTTAACATCTCCAAATCTACGACAGGAATTTTTAATTTTTCTTTTTCTAGATCACAGGGATCACACAGTTCACCGACTTTTTTTAAGGTAGCTACGTTAACATCTAATAGTTTAGCGTAGATATCATAGTGTTTTCGGGAAACAGGTATGACTCTATATACTTGTATTCACTGGAGGTTTCACCGTAATATGCTTTGATAGCCCTCTTTAAAGGTGGAGTAAATTTAGAATACTTACCCAGTAAAAAACTATACCAGTCTGCTGCATATGTCTCATAATCAAACACATACAGATTATAATCCTGTATAGATATGGTCTGCAGATAAAGAGGATTAGTTGTAATCATCTGCTCTTCAAAGATCTTATATCCTTCTGAGGTATCTTCTTTGAAGGCAGTAATTAACTTCATATCCTCTGGTTCTATGAGACCATCTATACTGATATATGTACCAGATGGTGAGAAGTTGCTAGTCCTCTTTATACCCAGGGCAGGGTATAAAAAGGACCTTGACTTCTGAAAATACTTAGTATATAAGCTATCTATCATCAAAATGGATTTAGAGAACTACTAAACCTTTAGCAAACTCATAAGGTAAATTATAGTTCTTATTATCAAAATGCCACTCTGCTTTATCTACAGCACTCTGAAATTTCTCTAACCAATCGTTTAGAGAGTCTTCAGATACTGGAAAAGCATAGCTTTGGAAAGTTCTATCAATTACTACAAAGTGAAACTTAATAGTATATCCATTACCTATAAGATTCTGGTATACTTGGTTAACAATGATTATGTATATGATTGCCTGTAACCAGTAAGAGTAAAACTCAACACTCTCAGGAAAGTCTTTTAGATCTTTACTGGTAGTCTTGATATCATTTATATGAATTATCTTTTTGTCATGGTCTAATACTATATTGTCAATGATACCTTTAAGTCCGTACTTTTTATTAGTAAACTCAGCAGTCACAGCTAATTCATTGATAACTTCTCTATTATCAAACTCTGTAACATTACAGCCAATTAGGTTACAGATCTGATCGTTGGTCTTGATAATATCAACAGCATCTTTACAATACTTATATGTATCAGGATCAATAAGTGTCTTGTTACCTTTTGTCTTTAAGAAATCCCAGTAGCTAATAGCTTCAGCAGTTATGATTTTATCAAGACGTTGCTGGTCAGTTTTTAAACTTTGATGATAATTCATGTCATACATTACATCTAAGATAGCTTTATCAAACTGTGCTAGTTCTGTGCGATCATCACCATTTTCAGATAGCTCTTTATAGTGACTAAACACACGATCAACAACTTGTCTAAGGCTATCTGTAGGAAGCTTTCCTGGTGTCATCATAAATTCTTTGTTGAATTTCTCTGGCTCCAGTAACAGTAAGTGTATAAGCTTACCTTGTACTAAGTGATTATCTAATCTTTCTTCTTTAATACCTAATACATACATCTGATAAAACACTTGTGGACTCCACATGAGTTTGTTCAGACTACTGTAAGAGTAAAAGAACTTCTTACTATAAAAATCTTTTTCTAAGATTTGTACAGATTCTTCCATAATAGTTTCTAGTTCCATCCTTCTTCAGGTTTTTGATTAAGTAAATTCATTGCTGCATCACATAATTGCATACCAGATATTTGATTACCTGCTATTATACTGTGGTTATCAGAAAACTCTGAGTATTTTTGTACAAAAAGTTGTGCTACACCACGCCAGCTATGTGTATTCATATCATCAGGACCAGTACCTACTCTCCACTCTCGGATGTCAGCTACCATGTCTTGGGAAAGATTATCTTCTAAATCTTTCATTTGCTCTTCTTGAGCTTTTTGCATTATTTCTACCAGCTCTTGGTATTCAGGGGAGTTAACCCACTCTTTAAATGTTTGCATTTGGAGCTTTATTTAATGGTTCCCATGAGTTCATGGCTCTATCACCATTACTTATAGCACAGTTTCTACACAAAGTAGTTATCCAGCCTTGTGTGCGGCCAATATCTTCTTGTGATGAACAGTCTTGGCATGTATTATAAGCCATAACTTCTGCCATGTAGATCATTCCATCTACATGCTCATCGTTCCCATCTGTATAGAAACGGAGACCTCCAAACTTTTCTTTCATTTGCACACAGGTAACTTGCTGTGGTCTATATTGACCATCTTTTGTGTATCTAACAAAGTTATCTACGTAGTTTTGTATAGAGTTACACAACATATCTATTATAGGTACCCATCCAGATGGTAGATCTAACCAGTTTACCATACCAGGATTACCTTCATACTGTTTAAATATCTTAGGATACTTAACTATTAATTGTTCTACTCTACTGGCCATATACCAAGTTGTTGAAGTTTTGCACGAATACGCTGTTGCGTTCTTGTATCTACAGTAAATGCCTCTTCATATTCTAAGAAGGCAATAATTTCATCGTATTGTCCCTGTAAGTCTGCTACCGCAGTAGGACAAGTTTTTTTTTCTGTGTTATCCATTACAGACAATTTTGCATGTCCCGGGTATAATAACGGCCCAGGATATTACCGTTGTAACTATTTGTTCTAAGAACATCTAGTTTAATTTGCCACGCTACCTCAGCATACGATAAGTATTTTTTTGTGCAGCATAGCTCAAGAATAGTTCTTTTAAACTTATCCTTTCCATATCTCTGAATATCAGCTGACAGTTCCTTTGATGATCCATAATAGTCTTTCCAGTCTGACTCGGTGATGGTACGCTCGTATGTTTTACGAGTACCAGTAGCTTTCTTTACTTTCTGGGTTATCTTTTTCTTACGGTTGTTACGGAAAACTTTCTTACCTACATAGAACTGACCATTCATTGTATTGTGTATAAGGTATACAAAACCAAATAGGCCGTTGTATCCTTGAAAGTCTTCTATGCATGTAATAGGTCTGTCTTGATATTGCCAAAGTTTCATAAGTAGATATTCTGTTCTACAAATATAATATAGAACATTGATTACTCATCCAACTTTTTATTTATGATTGGAACAATTCTTGTAAAAACTTCCTTGGGCCCATGATCTTTTATAGAATCAGATGGGTCTTTACTCATAGGTAAAATACATGTACGTACATCAGGATATACTTCTTTGTATTTATCCATGGCTTTTATACCAGCTTCATCATAATCAAAAAGAATAATAACCTTTTTGTATTTTTTAAGATACTCGGTCATTTGTTCTTTCTTTATAAGAGAATTCTCTGAGTCAGGAGCAACATAGTCAATAGAAAGCTTGAGGCTTTTTAGAGCCATTATGTCCTTTAGAGAGCTAGTTATAATTAGATAGGGATAATCTTTAAGCTGCTCAGATCCCTGTACGAAATCTGATACTTTGATAAATTTCTTATCAAGCGTTTTAGGCTGATAAATCTTATACAGTGTACCATCTTTCTTAAAGTAACCATAGAGATAATTACCACGTATTACTAGTTCTATATCTCGTCCATCTTCGGTGCGTACCAGAACGTAATATTCAAGAGGACGGACATGGTGCTCTTCCAAGAGTCTGGAGCCAATGTTAAACTGGGTCCAGAAGTATTGATCAGAAGTATTCCAAGATCTGAAAACGTGCTTTGATACTTTGTATCTACTTGCGAGCTTGAACTCTTGAACATCGTATCCTCCGTTATTGTGTAGAACATAGTCATTATATTTTTCTACTACTAGACTAGCAGCTTTATGATATGATGCTTGAGTTATTTCTTTCACCAGATCTATGGCAGATCCACCTTTACCTGATGAGAAGTCTTTATATTTATAAACTTTATTTTTATCAAGGTATATGCACATTGACGGAGTCCTCTCCTTAGCATTGAACAAGCTTTTGATCTTTATATCATGACCATTAAGCTTTTCTTTTAGCTTACAAAAGTGTTCAAATATCCAAGAAACCGGTACGTCCTTGACATCATGTACGAGATTTTTTGTCTTAAACATATACTCGGTTATGAAATAAAAAATAAAAGGGGGCTAGTAAAAACCAGCCCCCGACTTTATGAAAAATTGATTACATCTGGAACTCATCAGTAGCTGGTTCAAAGCTAGATACTGGTTTAGTATTTAAAGCTTTGTAGTGGTACTTATTGTTCTTATCAAACTTTTCTAGTTTGTCTTCTTCAATAGAAACAAACTTATATTTTGGTAAAGATAACTTTACAATAGTCTTACCATTGTATTCTTCTTCTGTACCTTTAAGGAACCAGTAAAGATTGTTACCTTTTACAAGATCAATTACTTGAGCTACCCAGTCTTCAATAGTTGTTGCATTGATAGAATCAAGCTCATGCTTAAGACCAAGTTCTGTAGCAATGATAGATAACTTGTACATGATCTCATTACGAGATACATTTACGTTACTAAATTCATCAGTCCACATAGTGGCACCTACGCGTGCGGTTTGACCTGAATACTTAGGTCCAGTTGGGTTGTCTTTGTCAATAGGCCATCCTTCAAAGTTATCAAGAGCTGGACCTGAGATAAACAGTTCTAGAGTCTTCTTGTCTCCTTTGTTTGATGTTCTTAACTGACCTCTTAAAATGTGAGCATAAACTACTCCTGGTTGAAATGACTTAGAAGTACCACCTGTTTGTTTTACTTCCTGTCCGTTTGTACTAAACATACGCTGTGTTTTTGTGATTTAAAAATGAGGAATTAATTTTCATATAAATAAATAGACTGCTTTACTGTTGCAAGATCGTTTACTATCTCAAAGTCTGTAAACATACCTTTAGGGCTCTTGCAAGTGTTTTCACCGTTATTCTGTGTCTCAAACACGTAACGTATTGTTCCATCTTTATCCTTCTTTACTTTACCAAAAAGTACAATAGAAAATAAACCTTCAAGACTTAGCTTTTCATCAACCATACGGCCAATAGTTTTAGCTTTGAACTTGCGTTTACCTTCTAGATCTGTAGACTCTTCAGCATGAGTAAGGAAGAAGATTGTTAGATCATCTCTTAGATCTTTAGGCATACGAGCAATTCGTGCTAAGTTAGCACCAATCTGCGTAAACTTTTCATAACCTTTTTCATCTGATCTATCAAAGAACTCAAAGCTTGACATATACTGAAAGTCATCAATCACAATAGTCTTTATTTCAGGACGTTTACTATTGATGTAAGTAAGACATGCTTCTATCTGTTGAGCAGAAGAACCTGTGTAAAGATTACCTGTTGGATTATCTTTGCTCCACAAGATATACTTTTTCTTCCAACCTTTAAATGGTAAAGGTTTATTTGCAACGTTAATGATAAACGTTTCTGCTGGGTCTAAGTTTTCAATACTAGTAGACTTACCAGCACCGGATTCTGCGATAATTAAAATACCGTGTGCCATATTACTTTGTTGATTTTATAAGTTCATTAAGCCAGATTTTTGTACTTACAGGTTTACCTGTATGAATAGCGTAGAAGTCTCTAATAGTCATTTCACTATAAGGAGCATCTTCCATAGGTTCTGGTGCTTTGTAAGATACAACTGACTTAGAAGCTGTTTGCTTTTTCTGTGTTTCAAGAATAGCAGAGCGTCCGCTAATAGCTACAGCATGTGGATCAGCAATTCTTAGTTCTTCTAAAGGTACTAAGTAAGATCCTTTCTCATTCATTTCATATTCTTCTTCAAAGGATGGGTTGTATGGTATACGATATACTGTACGATTAGGATCAGCTGGTTTAAATTCTCTAGTAATAAGTTCAAAGTAGAAGCCTCCTTCTTTTCTGAACTCATTAGGAAATATACCAACCACATTTCTGGCTTGCTTATCATAAAAAGCCATCTTCATTTGAAAATCATTACGGCTAGCCTCCAAGTTCTCTAAAAGATTACTGTGATAATCTCTCATGTCTTCTAGGATTTCAGCCTTGTAGTGATTTTGTTGATCCTTAGGTAGAGTTTTGTACTCTTCATAAGAAAGAAACTGTCTTTCTGTGCGGGTTTGTGATGTTGTAAACATGTTATTGTATTTTATAATTCTGTGCCTATAGGGGCCGATGTATCTTGCCTACCAGTTCTTCCAGTTCTTTGTGAGAAAGGTGTGTAGGAACCTGGTGCTCTTGTTGCGGTAAAGTCAGGTACTTCTATCATTCTTTGACTAGGACCATCCATTTTAAGGAAGATGATACCTTTATCTTCATTACCGTTTCTTACTTTAAGTAGATGTAAGAATACATCTTCTTTCTTTACTTCATATCCATAAGGACCGTATACTCTAATATCAGACTTGAATGGTCTAGCTAATACGCCAACCATATCAGAACTCTGCATAAGAGCATCACCGCCAAATATATCTGAAGAAGTAGGATAGTTTGCTATTGATCCAGGAGTCTTACGAGCTGCCTCGTCAATAGATCTGTTTAGCTGTGTAACCATGATAACAATAATAGGTATCTGATTCTTTAGCTTCATTAGCATTTCTGCTGTGTTGTATAGTACGTCAAACTTATCTTTCTCACCTGCACTCTTCTTGATAAGCCAGCTATGGTCAATAGTTACAATCAAAGGTTTACTACCACCTTCTATGTAAGTTTCTTTGATAGCTTCTTCCATCTCGGAATAAGTAAGAGGTTGAGAAATAAGCTCACGAATAATACCTTGGCTTTGAGCATACTTTACATCTTGTACGTACACGTCAATACGGTCCATAACAAACTGCTCAAGCTGTCTGTTTGTACTAAGTATTACACCATAGTCAAGTGCTGTTTCACCAGCAAATTGTCTAGCTGCATACTGCTCATCACCCATCTCAAACTGAAACTCTAAGATATTGAATTTCTGGTCTGGATTAAGCCTATGAGCTTCCCGTAAGATTTGTGATACAATCATGGTTTTACCGGCACCTGGTCGTGCACCAATGGTAAGCATTGAGCCCCATTCTAAACCGGCAATGCCTGCTGCGTTGAAGCCAGGCCAAGGAGTGCGGAGAGATTTAATATCTCCAGATCTGCGTTTTTCTACATACTTAACGCCTTTCTCTAATACAGAGAGATAACTTTTACGTCCAAACTTTTTTGGTTGAGTACTCATGGTGTTCTAGTAAAAAATGATTAATGAGAAAATGCTGTACTGATTGCTATTTCAGCATCAGTAAGCCCTGACATCTTACCATCATGGTAAGCTTGTGTCATCATTCTTTCTACTAGAGAGGTTAGGAGACCTAGATTAATGTACTTTACTTCATCTTTAAAGTCACCGCTGAGTCTTG